AAATAATAATTGATCATAGGCATCAGGATATCGCCACGCAGCTAACTCATCGCACCATGCTCTATGATATTGACTACCTCTTAGTCTATCTGGTTCACTAGCACTAAACCCCATAATCTTTGAACCATTTGCTAGATTAATTTCACTTGTTGTTTTATTATAAGACTTTCTTGAACCATCTTCAAAGCATTCGTCAGGGATTTGTTTTACTATTCCACTAACACCTTCAAAACATACTCTTCGTAGATCACCAGCAGTTGGGGCTATAACGGCACATTGAGAATTAGGATTTCTTAAAGCATATAACACAATATCACTTGCACCTGTCCTTGTTTTTCCCCATCCTCTACCAGCTAATATTAACCATACATTCCATTTACCTTGGGGTGTAAGTTGTTTATTCCTAGCAGTAATGAGCCATTTATTGTAGAACTCTATCGTCTTTTGTTGACTTATGCTCTGCAAGTTTGTCCAATTCTTCCATAATTCGTTGGAAGTGGTCTGGTACTTTAACATCTACTTTTAAGCCCTCTCCTGTGTGCTCAGTTTCTATTTTGTCTTTCCATCCTGCTCTATTTTTAAGATAGAATATCATGGCTGTATTATCACCATCTTTAGCTTTTTCAAATAAAGCATTCGTGATTGTAACAATTCCTTTAGCTTTTCCCCTTTTTATAGACTCCATTAAGTCCAAATTGTCCTTTTGTTTTTCGAATAGAGATGATTTAGACATACCTAGAGCATCAGCTATTTGCTCCATTGTGAGTCCTTGTGAAGCATATTGCTCTGCTTTATCACATAATTGTTTTGTAACTTCTATCTTTGGTCTACCTTTTGTCATATCTTAAATTACCATACTAAACTTAATTATCAAGTGTTCGTTTAGGCTCTCTTTCTTAAATGTGATTTAGGACTAAGTTTTTTTCTATGTTTTAGCCCTTTAGGTTTATGTCTTCTCTTTGTCTTTTTTATGCTTATAATTTCAACTTTAGTGTATTTCTTTGCCATAGCTAATATCCTAGATTATCATTATCCTATAATAATCAAGGGATATTCAATCCCTTTTTTTCTTATTGTTTTAAGGGCAAGTTTAGAGATTTTCTTGCCCTTTTTTTATTCTATCTCTAATTATATCTCCCATAGATACTTCTTTACCATGCATTCTAGAAAGATAATGAGCCTCCTTTGATAATTCTTCTTTCATAGTAATTGGAAGAACTATGTTTAATGTTGTATATGGAACTTTTAATTTATGTGGTCTAGGCATCTTGATACCAATAGTTTGATTCTTGTTTATCTGTTATTGATTCTTTATAGACTCTTTCGACTAAATCATAATTAAAGAAACATTCGCCTATATTCCCATAGACTCCTTGCTCTCTAACTTTTCTAAGAATCACTCTTGTTTTGTTAGAATCAAAATCTCTATGGACTACAAGACCAATATCACACATATTATTCCAATGAGCAGAGCCACTAACATCATAGAGGGTTGGTGGTTCAATTTTGCCATTTTCACGAGGTAATTTACTTGGGTGTGCAACCATCCACATAGTAATTTCATGTGTCCTACAAAACTTTTTGCACTTGCTAATAATATCTCTAATATGTTCATCTTCTCTCTTATTCCCTTCTCTTACAGAGTTAATTTCATTATATGGATCAATAATTATTCCCTTGATCCCAAACTTCAAAGCACTCTGCTTCGCCTTGGATAATATCCAATCAATAGAAGGTATTGTATCCTTATTTTCGATAAAATAAAAGTTATCATTCAAAATTTTTAAGCCATTATCTAGATCATCTTTAGTCATTCTAGGGGTTACACCACCATCAAAAGGTTTCTTAACAATCTTTTCAACTATTCTTCTAATGTGTTGTGGAGTAGAATGCTCTGGTGAAAAAACACAAAACTTCCATCCATATTGTTGATTCATGTTGACTGCTATTTGATCTATAAAATTAGATTTACCATGATTAGGAACACCAGTAACTAAATGAAATGTAGCAGGTTGTATTTTATAAATCATATCGAGAATCTTAAAACCTGTTGATAAAGGCTTTTGAACTTTGCCATCATAAATATCAAATATCTCCTTTTTGTAATTCTTAACTGTATATATTCCCTCAATTGGATAGGGAGTAGCTTCTTTAAGGCATTCTATTAATGTGTTTCTTCCCATTTCAACTAAACACTCATTCGCATCTTTTGTTGGAATATCACCTTGCTGATTAGGAAATTGTACTCGTAAACATCTATCTTTACCAAATCTATGAACTAGTTCTAGGTGTAAAGCCTTGCCTGCATCATCTTGATCCGTAGCTATATAAACTTTATCAACATCATTAAGCCACTTACAATTCTTTAATGCTTGAAATCGTAAATCTTTTAAATCGAACTTTGCTTCTTTGGGGGCTCCATCAGGTAAGGTAACTGCGTTTATTACACCAGCTTCATAGAATGCAATAACATCCATTTCACCTTCACAAATTATTAGATTCTTTTTTTTTGTTCTTTCCCAATATTTTTTAACATTATCAATATTGTAAAGAGTTCGTTGTGCATTTGGTTGTTGTTTAAATCTTTTATCGTAAGTTCTATATTTTACATTCTTTACATCTCCATCTTGGATATAAGGAAAACAAATCGATCCATTACTCTCATATATGCCTAAATCTTCTATTGTTTTTTGACTTATACCTCTTTTACTAAACCATTCAAATAATCTAGAAGTCTTTTCTTTTTTTTGTGGTTGTACTACTTTGTAATTTGTTTGCTCTGATGCCACTCCCTGGAACTCACAATTATGACATTTATATAAAACTTTATCACTTTCAATACTTACTGATAAAGGAGTATCATGCCTATTATGTGCCTTTCGTGTGTTCTTACATTGTGGGCAAAATGTCTTATGATTTCCAAGACTATAATTATTTAAAGTTATTCCTAATTCATTTAATATTCTCATTGTTTTATCCTGCTAAATTGTTTTTACTTTGATATACTACTTCTTTTTCTTTTGTTTTAAAATCGAGATATATTTTTTTCTTAATCCATTTGAGGGGGCTATGGATAAATCTCCCTTTTTTAAAATCAATATAATTTTTTAAGCAAGTCATAAGTATATTTTTATCCTTGCATTTTTTAAATTCTAAAGATGTTTCATGTTTACCTACTTTCTTTCCATTTTCACATGGAGGATATCGTTTCCAAAATATTTCAAAATCTTCCGTGTACTCATTCTTTATATTGATTGTATCTTTAATAGTATTGGGGTATAAATTTGACCCCCCTAACTTATCAATTTTAGCCCCCCTAATTTTGACCCCCCTAATCAAAATAGTATATAAATTTGATAGTTGTTTACCATTAGAATATCGTGCTTGAGATTTGATTATTTTTTTTTCGATCAATTCATCCAATGCTCTTTTTATTGTTTGTTCATCACAATTACATAACTCTGCTAATTTAGTTTTTGATGGATAACTTTGCCATTCTTCATTGGCATAATTTCCTAAAACTAAAAGAACTAATTTAGATATAGGCTTTACATTAGTGATATTTATACAACTTGCTAAAGCATCAAATGACATTATTGTCCTCTCTTATTGTTTAGATTATTGTTAAACAATTTTTTTATAATGTAAAATGTTTTTTTTATTTTCGACCGATTTCGACAAAATACCTAAAAAAAAATAAAATTTTTTAAAAAAAAGAATGTAATAAAATCAATAACTTACGAGGTTATATAAAATAATAGTTTACAATAGTAAATATATTTCGTAATATAATTAAAACAATAGGAGAAAAAATATGAACAAAGTAATAAAAAGAATAGAAGATTTTGAAAGTTGTGGAGAAAAGTTTTTTGATATTGTTGTCAAAGAAAAAGATGTAACTTGGAATCTTAAAGTTAACAAAACCTTTGAATCTGTAATAATTAATGGGGAAGGTAAACGAATAGAAAAATTTTCACGAATTAAAAAACAAGTAGTAAAGACAACCACTGCTTTTAGATTTTCAAAAACTAAAG